CGTCCGGAGATCCGACGTGGATCCCGGTTCTCAAGCCGGCTATAATCACTGGTATCTACGGAAAAAAGGATGGTGTCATAGGATCGAATGTTAATAAGGGGTACGAGATTTACATCTGCCTTGACGGAGACGATGTAAACTCGGCAGTCTACGTCTTGATACACGAGCTGGCTCACATGTCCGTTCCGGAATATGACCACACGACTCATTACTGGGAAAAATTTAAACAACTCAAGGAATTATGTATTAAAAATGGTCTTTATACAAGGGCTGGGGATCGCAAGTACTGTGGGGATACTATTAAAGATTAGGTCCGCAGGACCTATCCTTTTGTTGAGCGGAGCTGGGTCACGAGACAAGGGTCCTACGGACCCTCACTGACTCGGTCCTTAACGCTCATTCAGAAACTTTTTTGCAAAGTAAAATACTATAGCGGCCATGAGAGCCGTCACAAAGAGACCCGTCATGGAAACCTCGCCAGAATCTCCGAGAAACTTGGGAACCATCGTGCTGAGCTTGCTCTGAACCGGCTTGGAAAAGGCTATGACCGCGGCGATGCCAGCCAGGGCCGCCGTGAATTGCTCATCCGTCAAACCTCCGGGATTCTTCCCCTTTTTGGAAGGAGCATCGTCGCCACCCCGGGGGGTCACTCGGTTTCCTTGTTGCATGGGACCCATGGGAGGGCCCATCACTTCATCCTGCATCATCTGGCCTGGACCCGGCATAAGTTCCTCGATGGATGTGGAAAAGTCTGCCATTTGAGATTCATCCAGGTTTTTTTCCGGCTCAAACTTCAGCAGCCCGGTGGGAACTGTTTTTTTTTCGTCCCTCTCGAGCTCCTGACGAGCCAGTTCCTCGTTCAGTGGGATAGGGGTCGACATAGAGTCTAGATTCGGGTCGTATGTCTGCATTAATCCCTAAAACGAAAAGAAACTTCAGTTTGTTGCGCGGCTCTTCTTGACTATCATCATCGTCCCTTTTCGCTTCACCTCCTCCACGGGTTTCTGGGCGGCCGCCTTGGGGTTGTAATATCTCTGGTGATATTGCCAGAACGAAGGGCCCCCAACCTTGAAATTGCGACGAATAGGAGACTTGTACCAAAAGACACAATCTGTTATGCGGTTCGATTTGCTCGTATTGTCCAGGACGAGACACTCGTAGTTTTCAGTGCACGCATCCATAACCTGACTAAAACTATCGAATGTAGGAAACACACCGAAAAAAGCTTTGTAAAGATTTTCCCGATTCTGACGAACGTTATCTCGAAGCGCAAAGACGTAATCGACGTTCGTCCGAATCATGGGCGTCATATCCATACAGTACTGTGTGGTCATCATGAAGAAGATTTTCCAGTGCCGGCCGTTCATAAAGAGTTGGCGAATGGCAATGTCTCTCATGAATGCCCGGTCGTACATACAATCGTCCATGAGGATAAAGACCGGAGAGCACTTTCCGGCCGCCAAGAGCTTCTTTTGGCGCTCTATAAGTTTTTCGATAGCCTCTTTATTGTAATCGCTATAAACGAAAAGGTCCGGGATGAATTGCTTGTAGTATCCATTTCCCTCTTCGGTTCCCGACATGGCTATGCCGGCCGGCAAGTGCTTCTTGTGCCAGAGAATGTCAGTTACGAGAGTAGACTTTCCGGTTCCACGTTTGCCTATAAAAACGCAAACCTTGTCGTCCCCCATCTTGGATGGGTCGAATCTTCGCAACTGAAGACTCATATGTAATTGCATAATATAATAGAGTGTGTGCTGGAGCGCGCCGACAAAAACATTTGTGACTAGTAGAGATGTCCGCTGGGTACATCCAGTTGGCCGCAATCGGTCAACAGGATGCATATCTCACAGGGACCCCCGAAGTTACATACTTTTCGGGGGTCTACAAGAGACACACGCCGTTCGTCCTTGAAGCTTTCGACATTCCATTCAAAGATCAGCAAGTCCTGTTTGGTCAAAATAATATTTGCAGAATACCCCCAAAAGGTGACATAATCAGGGGAATGACCGCAAAAATAAACTTGCCCGCACTCACAAACCCCGGAAACAATTGGGCCTGGCCAATCCAAGCCACTTCAATTTATCAACCGCACATCATCATTAATGGAACATATTTTACATTAATATCGCTTTCGAATGTATCATATTTCAGTACTACAAACTTTGGATCGTGGATTTCTTCAAATACCCAAATAACAACGTATATATCATACAACTCGCTCACGAATAAATTCAAATTTTCGAATACGGCGAGCATCGAAGTTGACACTCAATTCGGAGTCTTTTGGGGGTTAGATCCTAAACAGGGGACCGCGCGCAATTCGAATCTAGTATATACAGGAACTTCGAACGTGGTCACTCCAAACTTTACGCTTCAGCAATCTGGTTGGTACAACATCTCAAACTTTACAAATCAAAAATCGGGCATTTTTTTGAAACCCGGAACAGGTCTCACCGTATCGAGTTCACTTACGTACCTCGACTTTAATTCATGGACAAGTCAAGTGATTTTGCCAGACCCTAAGCCTTTTACTGTTACATCGACGGGTCGCATCCAGTTTGGTTCTCTCGGAATATACGTCATACGTATCATGCTCGAATTGGCCGGTGGTTCTTTGGCGACCGTTTCGTACGGGTCGACGAGGACTGAGCCCGCGGATACCGTCTTGAAACCCCAGGTAACATACACTTTTCAGGTGTCACCGGACCCCTCATCGCCCCTCATGCTTCCTATTAGTGTTACGAATACGTCAAACACGTATTATTTCCAGGTTACATCATCGAGTTCCGCGACGATCCTCGGGTCTTCGTATTTTTCGATAAATTTTTCGGACGAAATATATCAACTCACCAAAGATATCAATTTTACAAATAAAAATAGTAAAGTCCCTTTTTATGGAAGCGTGAATCCCACAAACTCTCTCGTGAATCTTCAACCCGATTCTTCTTTTAATTTTTCATCTACGGGTCTTTACCTAATCTCGGGAATCGTTTCCGTTTCCTCACCTTCGTACGTATCCAACGTTTCACTAACGGACGGTTCATCGAGTCTCTTCACATACGACATGTCTCTCCAGGGTCGCAATCCCACATTTTTATTCTCGATGCCCTTGAACGTCGCGGACACGGCCAAGAATTACTCTATAAACGTGGCTTCGACCACGGCAAGCTGGACGATGGAGTCTTTTTCATTTTTCACGATAAATCAAATCGGTCTTCAATCTCCGAACCAACCGGGACAGGTTCTTCCGTTTAACGGAACTCTGTTTACATTAAAAACTTTGTCTCAAAAACTCGACGGCCCTTTAAATCTCGGATCGGACTTTAACACAATCACTTCGTCCATCAACATGTCAACGTCCGGGTCGACGATAACTTTTTCGAATGTCGGGGTCTATATGATGACCACCGTGATTTCGAGTCAATATCAAATAAACAAAATCAGTTTTGGAGCGTCGACCTATACTATAGGTCTCGGCCTTTCACCGCCCTATACAATTTCGATCCCTCTCACGGTTACATCGGCTCCACAGACGGCTCAAATTAGTGTATATTCCGTAAATAATTCGGTTCAGCCTATTAATCCGGACACGTATATCAGCGTGTATCCCGTCGCATCGAACAGCGCTTCGGTAAGTTACGTTTACAATTATAACGATTCTGTTGGAACATGGGTCATAAATACGGCCGAACTCAAGATTGGAGGTCAATCTATCCAGACCCTTACGGGTGAATACATAGAACTATGGAACGACCTTCACGTCCCGTACGAAAACCAGCAGGGGCTCACACTCCTCACTGGGAAAAATGACACGTCCAGTATCTTTCCACCTGGTCGGACCTATCTCACAAATTTACCCTTTTATTTTTACGGGTCTGAGGAGCTCGGGTTGCCAATCGCGGCCCTCGGTCGCCAAGACGTCGAGGTCTGGGTGACCTTTCGAAATTTTTCCGAAATTACGGGTATTTCAGTCACAAACCCAACACTGACGGCCACTATCCTTGTCGAGTACGCATATCTCTCCGAGCCCGAAATTGATTGGTTAACGTCCCATAAACTCGAATATGTAATTACTCAGCAGCAATATCAGTATTTCAATCTCTTGCCTAATTTTAAGAGCTCAATTTTTGATTTAAAATTCATAAACCCGGTCCGTGAAATGTTTTTCATTCTTCAACCAAAGACCAACTCAAACTATGACTATTCCAACAACGGTCTCGAATCACTCTCCTTGTCCTTTAACGGTGCCGAAGCCTTTACGGGCGAAACGACCGACGCTCTCTACCTCGGATCTCTGGTCCCTTTCAACAGGTACACAAACTATCCGACCCGGAAATTTTACATGTACGCATTCACGACCCAGACCGAGACCGGAAGGCCTTTCGGTCAAGTGAACATGAGTCGCATAAGACAAATTTTGCTCGAACTCAAATCGAGCCCTTCTCTTTCCTCCAAACAGCTTCGAGTCTGTGCAATAAATTACAACATTCTAAGAATAGAGAATGGCATAGCCGGTCTCATGTTCAATTCGGGAACCGTGTCCGTGCCCGTGAATTAGTTTCGCCACACCTAGTAGATGGCCGGCCGAGCGAGCCTCGCATTTTTAGGCCAGGAAGACTTGTCACTGAGTTCGAACCCACAGGTTACATATTTTATCGAAAAATATACCGGCCAGACCCAATTTGCATCCCGGACCGACAAGATTCAATTCGTGACTGGATTTATAAATTTCGGTCAGGATACTCTCTTGACAATCCCAAAGTCCGGAGACTTGATAACGGCCATGTATCTCAAGATACCCTCGTGGCCTTTGCCTGACGTCAGCGTTCTGGATTCTGTCGGAAATTTGATGATTAATTACATCGAGCTCTACGTAGGAACTCAATTGATTGAGCGTGTCTACGGGGAGTACATGGAGCTCAAGTTGGATCTCGAAGTTCCGACCGGAAAGCAAGGTGCTCTCACGGGCCTGATTGGAAAGAGTCCCCCGAACGCCTCAGTCCAAGCCTCTGTCGCGGCAACAAATTACACAGTCCCTCTCCTGTTTTCGTGCTTGAAAAAGGGTCTTCCGCTCTGCGCTTTTTCGGACCCCGTGACATTCCGAATAGGATTCAATCCTTCGGTATATTTCACGACGCCCCAGACGACGTACAACTTGCCAGTGACTGCGTACCTTCACGTCGAGTACACGTACCTCTCGGACAACGAGGTTCGAAGCATACGAGCCAAGCCGATCCTGTACCCCCTGGAGCAGATTCAGCGTCAAGAGTTTTTCGCGCCCGTAGGAACTTCAAATGTCCAGTGTGTTCTAAACTTTGTAAATCCGGTCAAGGAGATGTTTTTTGTAATTCAAAATGACAATGCGGCCGGATACGACTTTAGCTTATCCGCAAACACGTGGGCAACTTACGGCGCACCGTTCGGAACGGACGAGCAGCTCGTCCAGCTCGTCTTCTTTTTCAACACCACGGAAAGGATATCGCTCGATGTAGGCGAACCTCTATTTTTGAGCACAATTCAGGCTCTAGAATTTCACACACGAAATCCGACCCGAATGTTTTACATGTACTCTTTTAGCCTCGATCCCGAAGGTGACAATCCGGCCGGCGCCGTAAACTTGTCGAGAATTAACAATCAGATATTACAACTG